TCTGCCCGTATATCCCCGATGCAGTCCGAACCGATGCAAGATAGTCCGTTTAAGATTCGACCCAATCCGAATCAATGACAAATAAAACCAAAACGAGCCAGCCGCTACGAGGGGCAACTGAACCGAGGGTTCACAGCTTACTTCTAAAGGGCAAATCTAGAGCTGGTGAAGTTCTAGAGATGATTGAGCGTTTAAAGATGGATGAACTGATGCCTTATCAGAAGTTCGTCCTAAATCAGATGCTTATGGTCAATAAGAAAAATCAATATCGCATCAAAACTGCGCTGCTATTGATTTCAAGACAAAATGGCAAAAGTCATCTAGGCAGAGTCCGCATTATCTGGGGCATGTTCTATGGTGGCGAGAAGAAGCTCATCATCATGTCTGCTAACCGCGCAACATCGCTGATGCTTTTTCGTGAAATCGCTTGGATCATAGAATCAACGCCAGAACTCAAAGCAATGACAAAGGCAATCCGCTACGCCAATGGTGGCGAAAGAATAGAGCTGCTTAATGGCTCAACGCTTGATGTCATTTCGGATAACTCATCCAGCCCACGCGGAAGAACAGCAGACTTTCTCTGGATCGATGAAATACGAGAAATCTCAGAAGAAGGCTATAAAGCAGCTGTTCCAGTTACCAGAGCACGTGCCAATGCACAGACATTCTTAACTAGCAACGCTGGTGATCACTTTAGTTCAGTCCTTAATGGCTTAGTCGAACGCGCTAAAGATTATCCGCCAGAAACCTTTGGTTATTACGAATACTCAGCGCCTCAGTATTGCAAGATTGACATTACATCCGATTACTTCTGGCGAGAAGCTGTAGCGCCAAGTAATCCCGCTTTAGGCTGGATAATCACTCGCGAATCAATCGAGGAAGCTATCGCGACTAACCCAATCGAGCAGACACGAACAGAAACGCTATGTCAATGGATTGACTCGTTGCAATCACCCTGGCCTCACGGCGTATTGGAAGAAACGTCAGACAACACACTTGAAATGTCTGTCGGCGCTTATACAGTATTTGCTTTCGATGTCAGCCCGTCAAGGCGCAACGGATCATTGGTCGCAGGTCAATTATTGCCAGATGGTCGTATCGGCATAGGAATCCTAGAAACCTACAGCTCACAAATGGCAATCGATGAATTGAAAATGGCAGCTAGTATTAAAGCCTGGTGCGACATCTATAAGCCTCGATTAGTATGTTATGACAAATACGCCACACAGACGATTGCAGACAGACTCTCTCAAGCTGGTGTAATGACAGAGGATGTATCTGGTCAGCAGTTCTATAAAGCCTGTGGTGACTTATTAGAAGGCTTAGTCAATCATCGAGTGGTTCACAATGGACAGGCAGAATTGATTCAGCAGATGAATAACTGTGCAGCTAAAGTCAATGACTCTGCATGGCGAATTATTAAGAGAAAATCCGCTGGCGACATTTCAGCACCTATTGGCCTTGCAATGGTAGTTTCAAAGCTGATGCTCCCTGCTCCAAAGCCACAAATTATTGCCTAGACACAAAGTACGTTAATTGTCAAGAATTAGACAAAGTATGGTAAGATGTCTACATGGGTATTTTCTCGCGCAATAAGCCAGAACCGAAATCTTCTATATTAGCCCAGTACGCCCCACAGATTATGGGCGATAGTCAAACTCTTTACAATTATGGATTTGTCAATGTTCACCGCAATGCCGCAATGTCAGTTCCTACTGTTGCTCGATGTCGCAATCTAATTGCAGGAACTATTGCTTCTCTGCCTTTAGAGCTTTATCGCAAAACAACAGGCGAAGAACTTGGATCACCGCTGTGGTTAGAACAACCATCTAAATCACAACCACGCGCCGTAACTATTAGCTGGACTGTTGATTCATTGCTTATGTATGGCTTAGCATATTGGCGCGTTACGGAATTATATGCAGATGATGGACGTCCAGCCAGGTTTGAATGGATTGCCAATACTCGCGTGACATTTGATTTAGATATCCACAATGTTTATGTTACAAATTATTATGTAGATGGTTCATCTGTACCAATGGAAGGTTTGGGAAGTTTAGTCACATTCCAAGCACTTGATGAAGGTATTCTTTCACGCGGAGCGAGAACAATTCAGTCAGCTATTGACATTGACAAGGCAGCATCCATAGCGGCACAAACTCCACAACCAGGTGGCTTCATCAAGAACTCAGGGGCTGACCTTGATCCTAAAGAAGTTCAAGGATTATTAGCTGCATGGAAATCTGCTCGTCAAAATCGTGCAACTGCCTATTTGACAAGCACTCTTGATTACACACCAGTTTCATTCTCACCCAAAGACATGATGTATGACGAAGCAAAGCAATTTATGGCAACTGAAATTGCAAGAATGTGCAACGTTCCTGCAATATATGTTTCAGCAGACATGAACTCCAGTTACACCTACAGTAATTTGTTAGATTCTAGAAAAGATTTCGTTTCGTACTCTTTGCAGCCATTCATTTCTGCCATCGAGGATCGTCTATCTATGGATGACATTACAGCGCGTGGCAATGTGGTCAAGTTTGCAATCAATGACACATTCTTGCGCCAAGACCCATTACAGGAATTATTAGTTATCGAAAAACTGCTTTCACTTGGACTCATCACAGTAGAACAAGCGATGGAAATGACAGATCAAACACCTAACGGAAATGAGGGGATGACATCTTGAAGATTACCTTCGATGCAGCCTTCGCTGCTGATGTTCAGGCATCAAGCGAAACTAGACAAATCAGCGGAAAGATTGTTCCACTAGAAACTGAAACAGGAAATACTTCTGCTGGCAAAGTTATTTTTGAGCGTGGATCAATAGAAATCCCAGAACCAAAGACTGTGCGACTACTAAGTCAGCATGATGTCAAGGCACCGCTAGGTCGCGCTCAATCTTTTACAGAAACAGACGATGCAATCTACGCATCATTTAAGATCAGTAACTCATCACGCGGTACAGACGCTTTAATTTTGGCTAGCGAGGGGTTACAGGCTGGATTAAGTGTCGGGGTTGAAGTTATGAAATCAAAAAATAAGAACGGCGTAATCCATGTATCAGCCGCAAAACTCATGGAAGTAAGTTTAGTAACAGAGCCAGCGTTTAAGTCTGCTCAAGTTACTGATATCGCAGCAGAGGAAACTGAACAAGTAGCCGAAGCAGCAACAGAAACCCAACCATCAAACGAAAGCGAGACAGCTGTGGAGAATACTCCAGAGACAGTTGCAGCACCAGAAGTGGAAGCAGCAGCGGTTGAAGCTGCTCGTCCAACTGTTACTGCAATGGCATATACAACTCCAAGAATTGAAGTTACAAAGCGTAACTACTTGGAAAACACAATCAAGGCAAACCTAAACGGCGATGATGAAGCTCGTCAATGGCTACGCGCTGCTGACAATGACCAATCAACAGGCGCAGGATTTATTCCAACACCACAAAGCACACAACTTCTTAACTTCCTTTCAAACGCAGATCGTCCAATGATTGATTCGATTTCTCGTGGCGCAATGCCAGAATTTGGAAAAACTTTTGAGCTTCCAAAGATTACTGAAGTGCCTTTGGTAGATCAGATTGACGAAAATGGTGCTGTAACAGAATCACAACTCGAAGCATCATTTATTACAGTTACAAAGAAGTCATTTAAGGGTCGTGCAATCACTACACTTGAATTGCTCACAAATTCAACTCCTGCTTTCCTAGATGAACTTCTTGTTCAAATGGAATATGCTTACGCAAAGGACACAGAAGAATTCGTTACAGTAGCAATGCAAGGCGCAGGTACTCTTAACGCTACAGCTCGCGCTAATGATGCTTCAGGACTTCTCGGTTACGTTTCAAGCGCAGCAGCAGCAGTTTATTCAGCATCACTTGGCTTTGCACGCAACCTTGTTGTGACACCAGAACAATGGGCTAACATCATGGGCTACAACGATCAAGGTCGTCCAATTTACATTGCGGCAAATCCTCAAAATGCGGGAGGTTCACTTTCACCTTCATCATTACGCGGATCAGTAGCAGGACTAGACCTTCGTGTGTCTCGTTACATGAAGGGTTCTGGCGGAGTCGGAACAGCAGATTACTCAATGGCTGTTATCAATCCAGATGCTTACACATGGTACGAGGGTGCTCGTCAGCAACTTCGTACAAACATTAACTCTGATGGAACAGTAGACATTTTACTATTCGGTCAGGGAGCACTTGCCACTAAGTTAGCGGCTGGCGCAAACTTCTTTAACTTCACATAAGAAACACCCTAAGTCGCTGGGAGTGGGGCGCAGCCCTTGCTCCACTCCCAGTCTTTAGAAAGGATATGGAATGTCACTTTGCACAGTTGCAGAACTTCGCTCAGCACTAGGTGTTGGCTCGCTATACGCTGATGCCACCCTTCAACAAACTTGCGATGCAGCTGATGCCGTCATTATTCCTATGCTATGGAGTCCTACTTACTTCACAGTAGCTCATGGCAACATTGTTGGCACAGGAACTTTATACTTTGACATTCCTGTCAAAGAAATCTTTTATGTTGGTCAAACTGTAACTATTGCCAATTCAGGTTCTTCCTATAACGGAAGCAAAGTGGTTACAGCCGTCGGCGATTACTCTATTAGCATGGCTACAAATCACAGCACAGTACAACCTAAACACGCTATTGCACCTTTTGGAACAGTCGCTTCAAGAACCTACACAGACTGGACAGCGGATTCAGCAGTCCAAGAAGCTGCGCTTTTAATTTCAGTCGATATTTGGCAATCACGCCAAACTTCAAGCACAGGCGGCGTATCGCCAGACTTTACTCCTAGCCCATATCGCATGGGTAACACTCTCCTGGCTAGAGTTCGTGGACTTATTGCTCACGCACTTGATCCGCGTTCGATGGTCGGATAATGCCAGTTGCTCTCACTACTCTTAGAACCACGATTGCAACTGCATTAGTTGATAACACTAAGTGGCAAACCTTTGCATTCCCACCAGCAACAGTTCTTGCTAACTCAGTAATCGTTAGCCCTTCTGATCCTTATCTAGAGCCTAATAACAATCAACATAACACGATTGCTCCAACTGCTAATTTTAAGATAATCATTACTGTTCCTTTATTTGATAATGAAGGAAACCTCAATGGAATTGAAGATGCCCTTGTGGGTGTGTTCAACAAACTCGCAGCATCCGCATTAACCTATAATGTGGGAGCAGTAACCCAGCCAAGCGTTCTAAACGCGGCATCTGGTGACCTGCTTACTTGCGAGATGTCACTATCCGTTCTAACCACCTGGAGTTAATATGTCCGAATGGGAACTAGAGAATGAAGCCTTCCTGAAGAAAATCGGGCAGGTTAGCACACCAGCACCAAAGCCAGCATCTACTAAGAAAGACGAGGAATAATCCTAATGGCTGTATTTCTGAATAACAATGTCGGCGTTAAGATTAACACCGTTGATCTAAGCGACCATGTAACAGCAGTAACAATCAACCGTTCATTTGATGAACTCGAAGTAACAGCAATGGGCGATTCTTCTCACAAGTTCGTAAAGGGCTTGGAAGCATCTACTGTAACAATCGATTTCCTAAATGACACAGCATCAGCAAATGTCCTTGCGACACTTCAAGCTGCATGGGGAACAACAGTAACCTGCGTATTCCTACAGACAAAGGGAACAGCAGTATCTGCTACAAACCCTCTTTACACAGTTTCATTGTTAGTCAATAACACAACAGACATCAATGGTGCTGTTGGCGATATTGGCACACAATCAATCACATTTACTGCTAACTCAACAGTTGCAGTAGCCACAACAGGTACTTTCTAAACAACTAAACAAAGGGGCACAGCATGGCAAAGTTAAAAGTAACAAGGGCAGATGGATCAGTTGGGGAATACCCAAT